TGCTTTCCAAGCAACTTGGTCAAAACCTTCTAGTTTTAAAACTTTATTAAATTTTCCTCCAACCTCACCTAAAACATCTCCTATTCTGCTCAAAGCAATCCATAAAGGACCAAATGAAGTCCATGAATCTTTACCAGCATCTCTAGCTCTTTTAAATGTAGCATAATCATCAAGAAGTATGAATAAAGCTATCAATCCAAGAATAATTGGGCGGAGTGCAACCAAGGCAGGATGCATTGATAAAAATGCAAACGCTGCACCAATAGCCAAGATACCTGTTGCCACTTTAGGTAGAAAATCAACAACTCCTTTAATGATGGCAAAAATCTCTTTTAATATATCCCAAACTACTTTGGCTATATTTATAAACCTACCCAAAAAGGTAGCAATTTTTTCTGTCCATTTTGGCATGTTTTCTACAAGCCATTTATTTATGTTCCTTAACCAATCTCGTATCTTCTTTATCTCACCTCCAAACATTTTACCAAGATGGTATGTAATCCACTCGGTTGCCACACGCATGGTGGTCATAAGTTTTGTAAATTCAAAACCTACGTCTCTAATCAATCTTAATTGAGCACTGGCATCAGCAGGAGTTGCAGCTTGTCCTACCAATCTACGTAACTCATTATATCTTGCAAGAAGTTCAGGATTCCATGCTATCTCTTCAAAGGTAGCCCCCAAAGCTTCCATCGCAATAGTCATTTGCTTTGCAGCTTGAGTAGTCATATGCATGCGCAAAGCAATCTTCTGATACTCCATATCGGCATCAGCGGTTTTATTCATCAACATAACAGTTGAAGTAATAACTGTAGTCAGGACTGATGCAAATGCTGTTGCTGTCCCTGTAAGAATCTTAAACGATTTATTTTGAGACAAAGTATTTAGAGAAGTATTTATATCTTTAAGAGCATCGTTAACTTTCCTCTGAGTAGTATTGTCTACATCAAAGCCAACTTTAACCAAATACTCTTTTAATACATCAGTGACTGCCATTTAATTCCCTCTGCTGTTGCTGATATTCATAAACCCTTCTTTCATTTTCTTTTTTGACCATATTCATTTCATGCCAATCAAGAAGGTCATCATATAAATATGTGCCATCCCAAACTTGATGCTGTTGCCAATCTCCCGCTATCACCGGAGCATAAGCAAACACATCGATATTTACACATTGGATAAAGTCAACTGGGATATCCCTTCCTTGAACATCTCCAATGTGTTTTCGTCGAAAAAACTTTGTGCATTATACCCCAACACCTGAATTGTCAAAGCCATAATCAATGGAGCATTAAATTCCAAATCAGGCACTCCCCATCTTCCGTCTTTCATCATCACCGGCATTGGAGACACAACATTGCCTACTGTCTGAATTTCAGCACAATGAAGCAAACAGTCTTTCTGAATCTCAAAAAATTTCTCTTTACTCATCACAGGTAAATTGCCTTCGGTCGAAAGCCCTTCAATCTGATTACCTAATCCCATAGGCAACACCTGCGTGAGTAAAGTGTAAATAATGTAAGAGCCTGTTTGAGCATCAAACTTGTTTAGTCTGAATTTTCTGTGCTTCCCTTCGCCCACCTTAATCTCTACATCTTTAAATGTCTCCCTCATTATTTTCTCTCCTTTATTAAATTGTCATTAAGCGGTCAGATTTTGAATCTCTGCCGCCCATAATACCCAAGCAATTTTAGCACCTGATGCTGCATAAGCTTTGTCAGGAATTTTGCCAAAGCTGACTCCCTGTGCTACATGGGAAGTCCCGTCATGAATATTTCTTAGCACGATAGTCATCATAGCCCATTTATCTGTAGATTCGGTCATAACAAAGTTGTATAAACCTAACAGATATTTATGCAAAGGAGAAGTCTGTTGACATTCAATTCTGATTTGACCGTTCTCCCCTGCAATTTTTGAAACCATAACCACACCATCTGCTGCAATATCATGTGCCGTCTTTTCCTGCTGCATCGACACCGTTACCGAACCCACTCCCTCACCTGTAAAAAGATACACAGGTGCCTGAGTAAAGAATGGATGCGATATCGCCCCTGCCAAATCTAAAAAACTATATGTTGTATGACTCGCCATTGTTTACACCTCCTCTATCTATTAACCCATACGCCGATTGTGATGCTGTGAACAGCCCCTGCTTCTTTAATGCTTATATAAACAGGCATGGCTTTCCTAGCCTCTCTGTCTGCCTGTGACTGAGTATCATAAGATTCAGACTGGCACACATACCCTTTAACCAAAGTATCACCATACATAAGGTTAAGAATATTATCGCCTGTCCATCTGCCAGGAGCCAAAAATCCTCTATCAACAGCAAGCTCACAAGCATTATTGCAAGCAGAAATAATCATCACTTGACCAGCATCTGTCTGTGGAATTTTCAATTTCTGATAAAACAAATCCATAACATTTAACTGGATATCATTTCTCAACATATCAAGGTTAATCACTTCATCGAAGAATACTCCACTTGCCATTTTACCCTGTTGAATGATATTGTAGTAATTAGAGTAATTAAGATAGACGTTCGCATTTTTCTTATCAAGATACCCAACTTGAGTCTGAGTCAAATCCTCTACCTTTACTCCAACCTCGCCCTTGAACTTCAGCGTATAAGCAGTATTAGCAAGTCCTGTATTTGCTCCCATTGCGAATCCCATAATTGCAATTATGGCATATTCGCTTTGAGTTGAATATTGACCTACCACTCGCTTAAGCTCCAAAGCCTTCAATTTTGAGAATATATCATCTTCTGAATTTGTGATAGCCAACTCATCATCAGAAGTGAAGGCATATATTGAAGTAGGTAACGCTGCTTCAGCCCATGCCGCCAATGCTCCATGGTCATCATCATTTTCAATTCCCAAACAAACTACAACATACCAATTATTGTCCGCTTGCCTACAAGCATTAACCGCTTCTACCCAAGACTCATCAGGAGAAACGCTCTTATACCCTACCCAAAGCTTACGAGGAGCGGGACTCTGACTGAAATACATAGTTGCTGCAATGTATTCAGGGTCATCAATCTGAAATCCATCTTCCAGTAAGGCATTCGGGTTACTATATTCTCTAATACGTTCTCCTGGGTCAAATATTTCTGCGCCTTGATACCCAACTATCAGAAGTTCATTGAACCCACGTCTAGGAGCAGACAACGGTGAAATGTATTCTGTGACTTGAACAATATTTTCTAAATTTTGTGTTCCCATTTCTACACCTCATTATCTATTTACTGTAAATTCTGTAAGAAGCCCGTCTCTGTTGTGGACTTCTACATCAACACTATCAACGGTCTGTACCGGCTCTTCAAAGGAATTGGCTTCATAAAATCTCAAAGATAGGTCTGCCCTCTCCCACCATTGTGCCTGAAACAGTTCAGGTATTCGTTTAGGAGCAAATGACAGCGGAACATAGTAAATGCCCTCACGATTTAATTCTCGTCTTGCAGCGTCTGTATGCATGCCTATCATTATGCTATACAGATTACTTAACGAGTTATAGCCATATCCAATAACGTGTAGTTCCATCACTCTTGTGAACCCCCGATATATAACATACTCAGGAGAACCCTCTTCAAAAACCACATCATATTGTTTACTATACTCGTCCTCAACAGGTATTGCCGTGATAAAAATTACTTCGTCTGTAATCTTAAATCCCGGAGCTCCTTCAGTCTGCCACCCGATGCGAACATTGTTAGGATTATCTTGCCAACCAAGAGTATTAACTATCACTCCATGCAAAATATCTTCAAATTCATGAACGCTTCTTATAGCCATTTAATCACCTGTCATTCTTACTGCAACGGCTTTCCAAAATCCATAATCCCCGTATGGAGCAACCGATACGACTTTATAATAATCTCCTCTCCATTTTATCCTATCAGATAAACCTGAAGATGGAGTATTCCTAGTTGTGTAGATTTCCTTCTTCGAATAAAACGCCAAACTACCGGAAGCCCTATCAGCCTCCGGCAACATGCGCAATTCTTTATCAGAAAGAACATCTATTGTCCCAAAAGCTCTGATTTGCTTTTCCTCTCCTTGCACCCATCGACCGTTAACGAACTGACCAGTAGTACGCAATATAGTATACGGCTGTGCCAAATCAGAATCTTCAATTATTTCATCAACTGATATCACCATTATTCTTCCTTTAACACATAAGTTATACTTTTACGCAGCTGTCCTGTGTCAATCAAAGGTCTGTCAAGTCCTTCCATGGATTCGCCTGTTTCCAATCTTCGATAAAACTCTTCTAAAGCTTCTTGAGCACTTCTGGATTTACTCCTGCTCAATTTTCTTCTAATCGTAGAAGGTTTATTAGGTGCCCAA